AACTGGTATTGGAACAACTACTCCAACTACAGCAACTTATTCTGGTTCTACTGGAGAACTTGTTCTGACTATTCCAGGTCACTCATACACAACGTCAAACACTGTTGGTATTGGAACAAGTACAATTGCGTTTACTTGTGGTAGTGATGATAATCAAACTATACTCTATTACCCCAAACCAACAGACCCAATTGCTGGAATTGTTACTGGAATTACAACTACAACAGCAAACACGATTACATTGTTTGTTGGTATATCCACTTTAGTCAAGTATCCAGTTCATAATGCAACATATGATCCTACTAGTGGATTGTCTGTACTGACTATTGGAACACACAATCTTACAACTGCAAATAGTATTAGACTTGCTAATGAGTCTCTGCTATTCAAATGTTCTCTTGACGATTTCAATAGAATTGAAGCATATCCAAGACAATATAAGGATAGAGTATATGGTAATTCTATTGGAATCACATCATATACGGCAGACAGTATAACGGTATTTGCTGGTCCATCAGTAGAAAGTGAGAGATACGTTCATGAGTTTGTTGGTGTTGGATCATTCCAACAATTTGAACTAACCGTTGAGACAACTTTCCAATCAAAATTCTCTGGATGGAATGTAGGTGAATTCATTGTACTCGATAAAATCGACCCCTTCTTTAATGGCAAAAGAAGACTGTTCTCACTGGCAGTAAACTCAGATCCAATCTCATTCTTTGCAAGATCAAACTCTGGTATTAATCTGCAATCGAATTTATTGGTATTCATCAATGATATCCTTCAAACTCCTGGTGAAGGTTACGAATTTACAGGTGGTAGCACAATTAGATTTACAGAAGCACCAAAAGGTGGAGTAACAGGAGTCTCTACTGAAGGTGATACTGCTAAGATGTTTATGTACACAGGTACACAAACAATTGACGTTCAAACCGTTGAGGTTCTTCCCTCTGTAGAGGTGGGAGATGAACTTCAACTCTACAGTAATCAATCTACAACATTCACAGAAGATCCTAGATTGGTGATGGAAATTAAAGCAGCAGATAAAGTTATTACTAACAACTATGCTGGTCAGGGTGTTACTTTAAATGAATTGTTTGAAAGACCATTAACTTGGTCTAAACAACTTGTTGATAAAATTATTGACTCTGAATTCGTAGGAAAAGATAGAGTATACTATGAACCAGTTATAAATCCAACAACTAAATTGATTAGATCTGTTGGTGCTGGTGACAGCGTAGCATATGTTAATAGTGTCCGCCCATTCTTTGACAATCCATATGAAGGTATCGGAACAAAAGAGAAATCTATTATTGAACTTGTCTCTCCTGATACTCTTGATGTTGCTACTGCTAAAGCAGTATTTGGAGTTAATGGAACTATCGCAAATGTTCTTGTTGAGAATATTGGATATGGATATACCGCTGCTCCTGATGTTGTAATTGCTCCACCATTGGATGGTCAACAAGCAGAAGCTGGTTCTCAGATTGGTGTTGCTGGTACAGTCACTCAAATCAATGTAAGTGTGGCAGGAACTGGTTATGATAGTGGTCCTATGAGTTCTATAACTGTTAAGGAACAGGGTGGTGGATTCCCATCAACAATTGAATCTGGAACGAACACTTTTGTTGGTGCAAGACTTAAGTCCGAGACTGGTGTTGGACTTGGTGCTGTTGCAAATATTGAAATTAGTCCTCTGAACTTCAATGTTGCTGCAATTAGTGTTGTAGCAGGTGGCAAAGATTACAAAGTTGGTGATACTTTATTCATCGATACTTTTGATAATGTTGGACTTGGAACTTCTTCTAGAGGATTCCGTTTATCTAATCCAGTTAAATTTACTGTTGCAAGTATTACCCCACCTCAAGTTCTTGTAGCACCACCAATGAGATTTAAAGAAGAATGTGCTTTTGTAACATATACTGGGGATTATGGAATGATAGTTGGAGTTGGCACAACAACTATAGGTGCTGGAACCAGTCTTGGTCTTGCTCTAGATATGTACATTCCAATGGATTCTGAGATTAGAAAATCTCTAGGTATAACTCTAACTACAATTGAACCTGGTGATTATTTCCAATTAGTTAATTCTAACTTTGTTAGTGCTGCCCAAACGTCATTGGGTTCTGATGGATCTGTAATTGGCATATCAACAGAATGTGCTGACATGGTTTATGAATGCTTAAGTATTTCTACAAAGCAATCAGTGATTCCTCCTGGTATCAATGGACTTGGTACAACTGTTGGATTTGGTACTACAGTATCTACTGTAGTTGTTGCACTACAAAGTGCAGGATCTAATAATGTTGTTGGACTTGCGACTACATCGTTCTACGGAACATATACTTTTGGTAAGATTGGACTACCAGTAAGAACTAAGCAAAAAGAATTCTTAGTAACTAATGGCACCAGTCAAGCAGGCATAACAACAAACCCAATTATTAGAAGAAAAAATCCACTCAAATTTAGAGGTTATATTTCGTGATAAATAGAACATAGAAAAAGACTGTCACCCAATGGCTGCAATTATAACTGACTTGCTGAGAGTTAATAACGCTAGGAACTTTATCGAAAAGATAAGAGATCCCAGCAGGTCTTATTACACATTCTTAGGATTACCGAACGCAACGGAAGTTACGTCCACTTGGAACACGTCACCTCCTGCTCCAAGAGATTGTTTTGATGACAATAATTTTTATTTTGATACAATGATCGCACTTAAAAAAGTAGGTGCTGATGATGTTCGCCCAGTTGTAAGGAAAGTAGAGTGGGCGTCTGCAACAATTTATGATGCATATCGTCATGATGTTAATAGGAATAGTCTTTCTAGACCATCAAATAAGACAAGTTTATATGCGTCAAACTACTTTATTGTAAACAGTGAATTTAGAGTTTATATTTGTATAAGCAATGGCGCAGATCCTGAGAATCCAAACGGAAGACCATCCCTAGATGAACCAAAGTTCACAGACTTAGAACCAAGAGTTGCTGGAACCAGCGGTGATGGTTACGTTTGGAAATATCTTTATACAATTAGTCCTAGTGATATTATTAAATTCGACTCTCTGAATTTTATTCCTCTTCCTGTAGATTGGGAATCAAATGCAGAATATCAATCTGTCAGAACTAACGCTACTACTAGTGGTCTGTTAAAACATATCACAATTACAAATAGAGGGTATCTTGTAGGTCCTGCAAATACTACTTACTCTAGAGTTCCTATCAGAGGTGACGGAAACGGAGCAGAGTGTACAATTGTTATCAACAACGATTCAAAAGTTGAATCAATTACGATATCTAGTGGTGGAAGTGGATATACTTATGGCACTGTCGATCTGATTGGGGGTAATGTTCCTCAAGGATCAACAACACCAACTTTTAATGTTATTATTCCACCTCAAGGTGGTCACGGATTTGATATTTACAAAGAATTGGGTTCAACCAATGTTTTGATCTACTCAAGGATTGAAAATAATGATCAAAACCCCGACTTTGTTACTGGAACCAATGTTGCAAGAATTGGTATTATTGAAAATCCCGAAGGATTTGAGTCTAATGTAGTTCTTGGAGAAGATAGGGTAAGTGCCTTATATGGTCTGGTACTGAAAGGTTTACCACCAAATCAGAACGACTATAAAACAACAACATTTAATCAGAACGCCATAATCACTCAAACCATTGGTACTGGTGTCACTGCAGTTGGTAGAGTAGTCGCTTACAATGCAGAAACTGGTGTACTAAAGTATTGGCAAGATAGATCTTTGGTTGGTTTTAATACTGATGGCACTCAAAAAGCAAATCCAACTTATGGTCTTTCTATGAATGAATTTTCTGCTGGAGTTGGGCAGGGTGGAGCATTAAAAGTTAGTGGCGGATCTAAAGAGTTATACATAGATGATGGATTTGGAGACGACACTAATCCAGGTATTAGTACCGTCATAAATAATAAAACATACTACCTGGGTCAGACATTTATTGACGGTCTTGCTGATCCAGAGATCAAAAAATATTCTGGAACGGTATTGTATGTAGACAACAGACCTTCAATTCTCAGGTCTGTGAACCAAAGAGAAGATATCAAAGTTATTTTGCAATTCTAAAGGATTATGCCACAAGAAACTAACCTAAATGTATCTCCTTATTTTGACGACTTTGATCCGAAAGATAATTACTATAAAGTATTATTCAAACCAGGATTGCCTATTCAGGCCAGGGAGTTAACTTCCTTACAGTCTATCTTACAGGATCAAGTAGAGCAACTTGGAACTCACCTCTTTAAAGAGGGTTCTGTAGTGATCCCTGGTCAGATCAACTATAATAACGAGTTGACCAGTGTTGAAGTAGAGCATACATATCTCGGTTTAGATGTTGATACGAATGCTGAAGACCTTATTAATGAGATTATTATAGGTCAAAATTCCAATGTAAGGGCAAAGATTGTATTTTATGGTGAGAGAGATGAGTCTGAAAGAGATTACTTAACATTCTTTATTCAATACTTGGGTGGCGGAGTATCTGGTAAATCTGTATTTGATGATGATGAGGTACTGCTTTTAGAAAGTACAGTTACTGCCGACACAGGAGTAACTCTTCAAGCAGGACAAGCAATTACAAAAACTGCTCCTACAAATGCAACTTCTTTTGGATCTGCAGTATTTTTAAGTGAAGGCGTATATTTCTTGAGAGGAACTTTCGTAAAAGTTCCAGCACAAACTCTGATTTTAGATGCACACAATAATTCACCATCATTCAGAGTTGGATTAACCATTTATGAGGATATTATAACATCGGGACAAGATGCATCCCTTACAGATAATGCAAAAGGATTTAATAACTATGCTGCACCAGGTGCAGATAGATTAAAGATCTCAGCATCTTTAGATAAGTTAGATTTAGAAGCAACAAAGAATGAAAATTTTGCTGAGTTGATGATCATCAGAGATGGTGATATTCAGCATATTACTGATAAGACTCAATATAATGAGTTGGCAGAAGAACTAGCAAGAAGAACATATGATCAATCTGGTGACTTCTATATAAAACCATTTGCTATTCATGCAAGAGAATCTCTCAATGATATGAGGGGTAATAATGGTGTATTTACAAAAGACCAGTTAACATATAATCAGAACGTACCTAGTGATGATTTAGGAACATATAAAATCTCTCCAGGTAAAGCATTTATTCGTGGATTTGAATGTGATTCCAAAACTGTACATTATCTAGATTTCCCTAAAACCCGAGAAACTAAAAAGTTAAAAGGTCAAGCAGTTAACTATTTTACTGGACCAACCTTAACACTCAATAGAGTCACGGGTGCTCCAAGAATTGGATTTAGCACATCATCCATAATTAGTCTTAGAAGTGATAGGATTGGATCTGTAGGTACAGACCCAGCAGGTAGAGAGATTGGTGTTGCTAGGGTTTATGACTATGCATTAGAGTCTGGATCATATTCCAGCGTAGCATCTGAACTCAACGAATGGGATATTGCTCTTTATGATATTCAACCATATACTGAAATCCAATTAAATAACGCAGCAACCTTAACTGTACCAACTTACATTGAGGGTAGATCTAGTGGTGCTACTGGGCATTTAAGATTTGATACTGCTGCTGGTATTGCTACTGTATATGGAACTAGAGGCACATTTCTTAAAGGTGAGAAGTTAGCCTTTAATGGTTTAAATGATGGTAGAATATCTGTTGCTGTTACCACTTTTGGTGTTGGTGATGCTCAATCAATTTATTGTGAAGTTGGTACAGGTATCACTTTTAACGGTGACACAAAGCAATCTGCAAGAATTTCTCTTCCTAGTGTAACTATATCCCCCAAATCGGGATCTGCACCAGGAATTTCTACGGTAACTTCAGTTACAGAATTTACTAACCAAATCAAACCAGGTGATCTTGTAGCATTTACAAATAGTCTTCTTGGTAGTACTAAAGTTAGATCTTTTGCAAAAGTTACTCAGATTATAGATGAAAATAACTTTGTTATAGTAGGTGTTGCAACTGTATCAAATATTAACGATGGAGGTCTTCCAACATCATCTATTAGTCCAACCGACTTTTCTGTATTTAATACAAAGTTCCAAAATTCGTCAGATAACACTCTTTATACACCACTTCCTAAAGAATTTATTGGATCTGTAAATTTAGAGTCATCTAGACTTACAATTAAAAAGGAATTTACTGTAACTCTCACTGCAAATGCAACTAATACGATTCAGGCAGGAGATAATGAGACATTCTTACCTTATGATGAAGAACGATATGTTTTAGTTAATAATAGTGGTGCTTTTGAAGAGTTAACAGAAGATAAATTAAGATTTACTAATGGTAACAAGGAATTAAGAATATTTGGATTGGCACAACAATCTGGTCCAGCAAGACTGATTACCACTCTTAGAAAAACAAACGTAACAACCAAGGTAAAGAAATCAAAGACAACTAATTCTATTATTGTCAATAAATCAAAACTAGTATCTTCTGGTATTGGATCTACGACACTTAATGATGGTTTGGTTCATGGTTCTTTCGGTTATGGTCTCAGAGTACAGGATAGAGAGATCTGTCTTTTAGAACCAGATGTAATTAAGGTATATGGAGTATATGAATCTAGTGATACAGGTAATCCAGAACTTCCCACAATCTCATTATTCAACCTGAATGGTCCAACAGGCAAAACCGATGACTATACTATTGGTGAAGAGGTTACGGGTCAAAAATCTGGATCTATTGCTATTGTTTATGGTAGACAAACAAGTTCTATTTTAAATATTGTTTACTTGAACGATATTAAATTTGAGAATGGGGAATCTGTATTATCTTCTACTACAGGAATTACTGCTACTGTCAACGATTTTACTGTAGGTGATAATAATATCCTTAGTAGGTATACTCTTGACTCTGGACAAAGAGACACTATTCTTGATTACTCTAGATTAATTAGAAAACCAGGAACAAAAGATCCTAGAAATCGTTTAAGAGTTGTATTCCAATCTGCAGAATATACTTCCTCAACAGAAGGAGATATCACTACTTTAGCGTCTTACAATCAGTTCGACTATTGCGACTTACCTATTGTTAAGGATAGAACTAGAGTAACTGATATTATTGATATCAGACCTAGAGTTACAGTATTTGATCCAGATTCAACTACAGCATCTCCATTTGAATTTAGGTCAAGAGACTTCTCTGATTCAACAAACTCTGCTAAAAATATTTTAGCATCTGACGAATCAATTTTGGTAGACTATTCCTATTATCTTCCACGAATTGATAGAATTTACTTTAAACCTGATGGTGGATTCCAACTACTGCAAGGTGTTGCTGCAGAATCTCCATTACCTCCAATTCCATTAGAGAATGCATTGGAAGTTGGAACAGTCAGACTTCCTCCTTACGTTTGTAACGCTGAAAACTTATCTATATCTCTAAAATCTCATAAGAGATATAGAATGAAAGATATTGCTATCTTAGAAGATAGAATTGAGAATCTTGAGTATTATACTGCACTATCTTTACTTGAAGCGAAGACTGATTCTCTGAATATTACAGATGATGCTGGATTGACAAGATTTAAATCTGGTATTTTTGTTGATAACTTTACAACTAGAACAAATCAACTACAAGGTGGTAGAGTCACTAACTCTATTGACCCTGTAAATCTTGAACTAAGACCTTCACACTTCACAACTCAAGTTGACCTACTAGTTGGTTCTAGATCTTTACTTGGAATTGGAACAACATCTGTTGTATCGGATCCTGGTTTAGTTACTGACTTAATTGGATCAAACTTTAGAAGAACTGGTCAACTATTGACCATTAACTACTTCTCAGAACTTGAAATTCAACAACCATTTGCAACAAGAGTTGAAAATGTAGTTCCATATCTTGTCGTATCTTATACTGGTAATATTGAACTATTCCCAGCATCTGATATATGGATTGACCAAGTTAGATTACAACCACAAAGGATTGAAGTAGATAACTACACTCAAACCAGACTTCAATTGGAGTTTGCTGGTTATGATGCTCAAACTGGTCTTGGTCCCGCTAGATGGGGTTCTTGGGCAACAACATGGACTGGCAGTAGTGCCAGTTCTAGTTCAGATACTGTTGTTACAGGTTCTTCTGTTCAAAATAGAGGAAATACTTTAGTACAGACAAACAATACAAGAACTACAGTTACCACTACAACAACTAGAACTGGTACTCGTACTAGAACTGGTTCACAACTTAGAGTATCAGAACAGGTACAAACTCGTAACGAGGGTGATAGAGTTGTGAGCACCGACGTGGTTCCCTTTATGAGATCACGTAATGTTGAGTTCACTGGTAAGAGATTCAAACCAAGAACAAGACTTTATGGATTCTTTGACGGTGAAGATGTAAATCGTTATGTAGTACCAAAACTTATTGAAATTAGAATGGTCAGTGGATCGTTCGAGATTGGTGAGAGAGTTACTGGCACCATGACTGGTGTTGCTCCTGGTGGAACTTTACCGACAATTTCATTTAGAGTAGCACAGTCTAATCATAAGTATGGTCCTATTACAGCACCAACAGATACTTTTGGTAATAGTCCATATGATGAAAACTATACTATTCCAGAGAACTATTCTAGTTCATCCGTAATTCTTAATGTTGATACTAGAACACTTGCAGAAAGTAACCAGTCTCTTTATACGGGTTATATTACTTCAGGAATGAGACTGCGTGGTACTTCTGGTGAAGCAGTAGTTACTGCAGTTAAACTTATAACAGATACTTCTGGTACAGTTCTTGGAACATTCTTTATTCCAAATCCAAACGTAGCAACTAATCCTCAGTTTGAAGTTGGTACTAAGATCTTTAGATTAACTAGTAATTCTACAAATAGTCAAATTGCTGGTCTTACTGATACCTCTGGCGAAGAATCTTACTTTGCTTCGGGTAGTGTCAATAACATGCAAGAGACCATTAGGTCTACTAGAAGTCCAAGATTTGAAAGAGTTGCTGCTTCTGAGACTCAACCTGCTACTGATGTACGTGTTACTAGAACATCAACTAACTCAACATCTACTAGTACGACTCCACTACCAGTTCCTCCTCCCCCACCACCACCACCACCGCCGCCATCGCCGCCAACACCTTCTTCACCTCCCAATCCACCAAGACGTGGAGGTGGAAGACGCCGCGTAGTTATTCGTCGTCCTAGAATCGTCAGACGTGTACGTAGAGTGCGTAGAAGACCCGTCAGAAGAAGAAGGCGCAGACCAGCACCACCGCCACCACGTAGACGGCCCCCACCGCCACCACCACCGCGTCGTCCACCCAGACCACCGCGTCGTCGTAGAGGAAAGGATCCCCTTGCACAGTCCTTCTCACTCGCGGATGACCCAGGTTCATTCATCACTGAGGTTGATGTTTACATCAGAACAAAGGACCCAGTTCTACCTCTGATTGTTCAACTGCGTCCAATGAATGCAGGTGTTCCATCTGAACAGATCTACCCCTTCGGTGAAGTAATCCTTGATCCTGCTGATGTAATTGAAACTCATGATGCGAGTATCCCAACCAAAGTTATATTCCCATCCCCAGTTTATCTTAACGGTGAAGCAGAACATGCAATTGTTATGCTGTCAAACTCTCACGAGTACACCGCTTGGATCTCTAGAATGGGTGAAGTCGATGTAAGCACTCTTCTGCAACCAGAATCTAGGCAAGTGATTGTGTCTTCACAACCACACCTCGGATCTCTGTTTAAGTCTCAGAATGGTTCTACTTGGACTCCTAGTCAATATGAGGACATGAAATTTAGTCTTTATACTGCTAACTTTGATGAGACTGCTACAGTATCGTTCTTTAACCCAGAGTTGGGGATTGGTAATAACCAAATCGCAACCCTTGTTCAAGATCCTATTGAATTTAATTCAAGATCACTTGTTGTAACTGCAAATGATATTATAGACACCACCAACTTTGTTGAGGGTAATACTATCGTTCAAGAGAATACAAATGCTAGTGGCGATTATGTTGGTGCTGGTGGATCTGCTACTGGTATATTAACAATCGTAAATGCAGGTATTGGTTACACACCATCTAATGGTACACAACTTACATATCCTAACGTAGCACTTAGATCGTTCTCTGGTAGAGGAAGAAACGCCACTGCAGACATCACTATCGGTGCTTCAGGTGCCAGTAACGGTGTTGCTATTGCAGCAACCATTACCAGTGGTGGTTCTGGTTATCAAGTTGGTGACGTATTCCTTGTTGAATCTGTTGGTAGCGAATCTCTTGGTAGAAATCTTGAGTTATCTCTTGGTGCTATCAATGGAATCAATGAACTGTTCATTGAAAATGTTCAGGGCGAATTCCAATTGAACGCTTCAAAACCACTTCAATACGTAAGTCCTGCTACAGGAATTACTACCATGGTCTCCCTTGCTGGCAATGCCATTCAAGTATCAGACTTTGAACTTGAAGCACTTGATAGAGATGGACTTCACCTCAATGTTCAACATAAGAATCATGGTATGCATGATTCAAGGAACATTGTCAGAATTCAAAATGTTCAAAGTGATAGAAGACCAACTACATTAACTGCAGAGTATACAAACTCTGAATCTGGTGGAATTAGTATTGCAAGCACTGCTGGATTTGAAACCTTTGAAAGTGTTTCTGTTGGATCAACCAACCCAGGTTATGCAATAATTGATGATGAGATTATTTCTTACACTGGCATTTCTAACGGTCAGTTAACAGGAATTACTAGAGGTGTTGATGGAACAGGATCATTTACATATCCTGATACATCAAATATCAGCAAGTACGAAAACAGTGGAATTTCTCTCAGAAGAATTAACACCGATCACACACTTTCTGATTCTTTAGTCTCACGTTCTATTGCATTTGATAACTATCATCTCAAAGTTAATACCGCAATAAATGGTGTTGATAGAAGTACTGGAGTAGGGTTCCCCAAACTCTTTATCAGTTCAAATACTTCTGAAGGTGGTAACCGTGTAACTGCTACACAAAACATTCAGTTTGAAGCAGTTAGACCAATTGTTCAAACGATGGCACTCCCAGGAACTGCTATTAAGGCAGAACTGAAAGGTATTAGTGCAACTAGTATCGATGGTAATGAGTTGTCATTTGAACAGACGGAATCTACGCCTATTAACTTGAATGAAGATAGTTACATGCCTGAAGCAAGAATGATTGCTTCTAGAGTTAACGAACTTCAGCAGCAAAGTGGACTTCCTGCGGATAAGTCGATGGAACTTACATTTACATTATCCACCGCGAACAATAACATCTCACCTGTAATTGACCTTGACAGAGTTGGTATGGTTCTCATCTCAAATAGAGTCAATTCTCCAATCACGGATTATACCACTGACAGGAGAACTGCAAATATTGATGATGATCCTACTGCGTTCATATATGCAAACAAGCAAGTTGAGTTGGAAAATCCAGCAACTTCTATAAAAATTCTGCTTGCAGGATATGTGAACACCTTTAATGATGTTAGAGCGTTCTACTCAATTAGTAACACTCCAGAAATTGAACCACTATATTATCCTTTCCCTGGATATAGAAACCTGGATACTAATGGTAAGATTATTGACTTTGCTAAGAGTGATGGTCTCCCTGACAAGAGAGTTCCAAAAACTGATAAATTGGCATCTGAAAGTCAAAATTTAGTTTACCGCGATTATGAATTTAGTATTGATAATCTGCCAGAGTTTAAATACTTCAGTATTAAACTTGTTGGTACATCCACAAATCAGGCATATCCTCCAAGGATTAAAGATCTGAGAGTTATTGGATTAGCGTAAACATGAAAGACGAAGAATCTAGATTTTTAAAAGTTGAAGGAAACAGTTTTCTCGTAAGAGATACTGTTTCCAATGCCATCATCAATCAAGATGAAAAATCTTATGTTCATTATAAAAATCTAAGATCAATTAGAGGTAAAGAAAGAGAGAGACTTGAACAATTAGAAGATGATGTTAGTGAAATCAAATCTCTCCTTATCCAATTAATAAACAAGGAAAAGTAAATGGCAACTCCAGCAAGCAGACAAGGACTGATTGATTATGCAAGGAGGCAACTGGGTGCTCCTGTGCTGGAGATTAATGTTGCCGATGAGCAAGTTGATGATATTATTGATGACTCCTTACAATATTTTTATGAACGGCATTTTGATGGTGTAGTTCAAACATTTTTAAAATATGAAATAACTCAAGCAGATATTGATAGAGCACGATCTAAAGTAGGTGGTGTTGGTATTGCAACCACATCTGCTACAGATAGTTCAGGAAGAACTTACAATTTTTATGAGACTGAAAATTATATTCAAGTTCCTCCACAAGTTATTGGTATTACCAAAATATTTCAATTTGAAGGAACTAGTGGTCTTTCCAGTGGAATGTTTAATATTAAATATCAGTTATTCTTGAATGATTTATACCAATTCAGTTCAATTGAACTTTTAACATATTCTATGGTTAAGAGACAATTATCAGATATTGATTTCTTATTGTCTACGCAAAAACAAATAAGATTTAATCAAAGGCAAGATAGGTTGTATATGGACATGGATTGGTCTTCCTTAAATGTGGGAGAGATTCTAGTTATTGATTGCTATAGAGTTCTTGATCCAAACGAATCTACTGGAGTGTGGAATGATTCATTCCTGAAAAAATACGTTACTGCTGCTCTCAAAAAACAGTGGGGTCAAAATTTAATTAAATTCCAAGGAGTAAAACTTCCTGGAGGAACAGAATTAAATGGAAGACAGATTTATGATGATGGAGTAAGTGAGATGAGTGCATTGATGGATAAGATGTCCTCTACATACGAACTTCCACCATTAGACATGATTGGTTAATAATATGGCATTAAATCCATTCTTTCTCCATGGATCTTCTGGGGAACAAAACCTAATACAAGATTTAGTTAACGAACAACTAAAAATGTTCGGGGTTGAGATTTATTATATTCCTAGAATATATGTAAATGAAAAAACTATTATGGAGGAAGTGTCTCGCTCAGAGTTTAGTGCGGCAATTCCATTAGAAGCATATGTTGATACATATGAGGGATTTAGTGGAGCAGGCACCCTATTATCAAAATTCGGTGTTCAAGAAGTAGATGATTTAACTTTAGTTATATCAAAAGAGCGTTATGAATCTGTTGTTGAATCGCAGATAGCACTCATAGATAAAGCAAAATTAACTAGCAGACCAAAAGAGGGTGATTTAGTATATTTCCCATTGGGAGATAGATTATTTGAGATTAAGTACGTCGAACATGAGAAACCCTTCTGGCAACTACAAAAAAATTATGTTTATGAACTTAGATTAGAACTCTTTGCATACAATGATGAAGAGATTGATACTGGCATTTCTGAGATTGACGACAATGTTGTCGATCAAGGTTATATTCAAACCTTCAACATGGTTGGTGTTGGATCTACTGCAGTAGCAATAACATCTCTGATTCCAAATGGTGCTGTAAGAAATATTATTGTAGCTAGAAGAGGACATGGTTATCAATCAACTCCAAGAGTAGCAATTACCTCAGCACCTAGTGGTGGTATAACTGCTGTTGGTATTGCTTCTATGATAACAGGTATCGTAGATCTATGTGAACCAAGTCCAGATAAAGGTAGAGTTCAAAGAGTAGAAATCTCCAATCCTGGTGCAGGTTACACTGTAACACCAAAAGTTGCTTTTTATGATGGTAATGGTGGATCTGGAGCATATGCAATTGCACAAATATCAGATGCTGCTATTGGTATTGTCACTATAACTAGTGGTGGTACTGGATATATTGGAGTACCTGATGTCACTGTTATTGCACCTGGCATTGCAAGTACAACTATTACCGCAAAAATTAGAGCACGTATTAACACATTAGGTCAAGTATCTGAATTGGTAGTTGATGATGCTGGTGGATATTTTGAAGGAGTTCCAGAAATCCGAATTGCTGGTCCCACACAAAACGTTGGTTATGGAACATATCTTACAAATGAAGATGTAGTTGGATCTGCAACTAGTGCAACTGGAAGAGTAAATTCTTGGAACGCTGTTACACAGGTCCTTAAACTTAAAGATATTATTGGAGAGTTTGCATCTGGAGAAGCAATTATAGGTCAAACTAGTGGTGCAGCATATGCGAACATTGACCTAAATACATTTAACATTCCAGAAGATGGATTTGCACAAAATAATACCATTGAATTGGAAGCAGACAATATACTAGATTTTAGTGAGTCCAACCCATTTGGTAATCCTTAGGAGTCTATACAATGTTTAATCATTTTTATCACCAAATTTTTAGAAAGACGGTGATTGCGTTTGGAACGTTATTTAATAATATTGAGATTAATAGGGACGGCGGCGAAATTATAAAGGTTCCTTTGGCATATGGTCCCACTCAAAAATTCTTGGCACGCCTTGAGCAACAACCAGATTTGAACAAACCTGTTCAAATTAGTTTACCAAGAATATCTTTTGAGTTTACTGGAGTCTCTTATGACTCCAGTAGAAAGTTGGCATCAACCCAGCATTTTGCAACCTCGTTGTCTACTGACTCAAAAGAGATACGTAAAATGTATCATCCTGTTCCATATAATATGGAATTTGAATTGTCTGTAATGACACTTCTAAATGATGATGCTCTTCAAATTGTAGAACAAATTTTACCATACTTTCAACCAAATTTTAATCTTACAATTGATCTAGTTGAGTCTATTGGTGAGAAAAGAGATATACCAATTACTTTAGAGTCAGTATCTTTTGAAGATAATTATGACGGCGATTATAGCTCAAGAAGGGTTTTACTTTATACGTTAAAGTTTAGTGCAAAAACTCATCTCTTTGGTCCTGTTCCAGAAACAAAAGGAGATATTATTACCAGAGTTTCTATTGGTGTTGCTGGTGGAGACCCAAGTCCAGATGCAAGAAGAGATTTGGTATATCAAAAACCAATCGCAACCAAAGCATACAGTGGAACTATTATTAGTAATATTTCTGATGATATTTTAGCAGGTACAGGTGTTATTACTGTTGATGATGCATCAAATATATCAGCTAGAACATATATTACTCTTGACGAAGAGACTCTTTATATTAAGGAAATAACTAATAATGATTTAACAGTAAACAGAGGTGTGTATAGGACAAGTGCTACTGAACACGTTGGTGGAACGCCAGTGTATTTGATTACTGAGGCAGATAATGATTTAATTGAATCTGGCGATAACTTTGGATTTAGTGGTTGATTATGAGTGATAAATTTAAGGATCTTAACGATACATTTGATGTGGAAGCAGAGATTGTAAAACCAGAAAAAGAAAAGAAGGAATTAATAAAACCTTCAGAATCTGAAGACGTAACTAAAGATTATCAATATACAAGAGGTAACCTCTATTCCATCATTGAGAAGGGGCAGGAGGCGTTGGATACTGCGTTGGAACTCGCTCAAGATAGTGGACAAGCAAGACAATTTGAAGTAGTTGGTCAGTTAATTAAAAACGTTGCAGATGCAACAGATAAATTGCTCGATCTTCAGAAGAAGGTAAAAGATTTGGATGCTGATGAAAAGGGTCCTACAAACGTAACTAACAACGCAATGTTTTTTGGATCTACTGCAGAGTTATCAAAAATGCTTAAGAAGCAAGCTAAAAATATTAATGAAGATAAATAGAAAAAAAGTGTTTTCTAGAGATGCATAGTTTTGAAATTACACACCCGAAGAAGGGTTCCGATAGAGATAAGAAAATTCGGGATAGAGCAGACGCTGGTGGCCCTGAAGGAAGAAATGCTGCGAAGATGATGCAGAAGAAAGGTCAAGGTCCTTCCCTCCCTGGACGTACTGCAGACATGAGAAAAGTGCGTGAAGAGGAAGTCGTGCCTGGTATCAAACTTGTTGATGTCATTCTTGGTGAAGAGAAGTGTGGTAAGGGTATGTACTACTGCTACACTGACAAGAAGTGTAAGAAACTTCCTGCAGGTCTGAAGATGACCGCACGTTTTGGTGGTGGTGGTCGCGAACCAGAAGAAGTTGGTATTGACAAACCAGTAGAAGGTGGAGAAGGTGGTAACGGCGGCAACGGCGGTGGAGACGGTGGCGGCGGCATGGGAGAATCGCTTGCTATTGAAGATGCCTTCGGTAATAAGTTTATGGAAGTTATTGATCTAATTAAACCTGAAGATGTTGTAGAGAAGTGTTGGGATGGATATAAGAAAAAAGGTATGAAGACTATGTTTGGTAAGAAGTATCCAAACTGTGTCAAAGAAGGTGATAAAAATTCAGAAACTTATGTAAAGGGTTCTGCACCTGTTAGAGCTACTTATGGTGGTAAACCAGAATCGTTTACTAAAGAAAAGTATATAAAAAAATCTGCTAAAGCAACAACAAAAGAAGAAATCCAAGTTAAGGAGAGTCACAAGGATCCTGAGAGTGTGAAAGGTATTGCCAAAGAACTTGATAGGGCTGTTGAGATGCATAAGAGTCAAGCAAAGAGACTCAGAAAATCTGGTGTATCTGAAGGATTAAGACTTCCTGCAGAGTATGGTAACTTGTTGGCAGTTGTTGTTATATGGAGAGGTAGATCTCTGATGATCAAAATGTTCTTTCCTCAGGCAGCAATGCCTAAGAAGTCAGAAATTCAGACAGAGATTGAAAAAGTATATCCTGGCGGTAGGGTAACCCAATTCCAAAGAACTTCTTTACCTAGTGAGTATTCGCCTCACAATTCACCAATTTTAAAAGTTCAAAAAGAAGAAGTAGAATGTGCAGGAACTCCACAAGGTAAGGACTGTGGTGTTCATGGTCAGAAGTGCTGCCCCAGTCTTTCTGAAAAAGAAGTAGATGAAGCAGCAGGTGAGAAAGATGCTTGCTATAAGAAAATAAAAGCAAGTGCAAAGGTATGGCCTTCTGCATATGCTAGTGGTAGATTAGTCCAGTGCCGTAAGAAAGGTGCCGCTAACTATGGCAATAAGTCTGAAGGAATGGCATTTGATCAATTTAAAGAAGAATGCTGGAAGACTCATAAAAAAGTTGGTATGAAGATGAAGGGTGGCAAACTTGTAAATGATTGTCGCCCAAAGAATGAAGAAAATGACGTAGATGAAAATCGTTTTGCAGCTTATGGTGGCAAAGATACTGATGCTGGATATGCTTATGCCAACCAAAACAAAGGGAAAGGAAGTGGGAAAGTTTACACTATGATGGGTAAAGATGGTAAACCTTTGTTTGATAAAAAAAAAGAAACTAAGGAAGATTGGCAAAAAGCTAATCGCAAAGATAAGACCGATGGTCTAAGTCAAAGCACAGTAAATGCTTATAAGAGAGAGAATCCAGGTTCTAAACTTAAGACCGCAGTTACTACTAAACCTTCTAAAATTAAAAAGGGATCTAAAGATGCTAAGCGCAGATCTTCATTCTGCTCCAGAATGTCGGGTATGAAGAAGAGACTGACCTCTGCAAAAACTGCAAGAGATCCAGACTCTAAGATCAATAAAGCATTACGTCGTTGGAATTGCAACTAATGAAAACCTTTAAAGAATTTGTATATGAATCGAAAAGTGGTGATTCTTCTCTGCGTGACTGGTTTGGCAAGAGTAAGTCTAGTGATGGCAAGCCTGGTTGGGTTCAACTGGGTGGCAAATTTTCAGGAAAACCCTGTGCCAAACAACCAGGTCAAACAACCAAACCAAAATGTGGTTCTTCAAAAATGAAGCGTAACCTCACTAAAGATGAGGAAGAAGCAGCATTTAGACGCAAGAATCGAGAGGACGGTAATCCAGATCGCAAAGGAAAAGCGATTAACGTTGATACCGAGAAGAAAAAGAAGAAGATGTCTGAGGAAGAAAATTTTACTCAGGCAGATAAAGTGATGAAGAAGCATCGCAAAAGATTGAACGATCTTCATCGTCAAAGACACAAGGGAACTGGTGGTAGTGGTGAAGATGTCAACGAGTCTACACAGACTAAATAATATATAAGGTAAAACTATAGAACAATGAAGATTTTAGGAGATGCAACTGCTTTAGCAGCAGGCACAACAAAATTTACTTCAGCAACTGCAGTATGGGTGTCTAACACTGCTACCAGTGCATCTAATGTGACTCTTCGTAATGCTGCTGATGATGCTGATCTTGGATCAATAAGTATTCCTGCATCAAGTGGAGTTTTAATCCATTTAATTGCTGGTCAAGGTTTGAGAGGTGCAGCAACTATTACTGGTACACAAGTTGGCGCATCAGAAACTGGATATTAAATATTTTTAATTAATTAAATTATGTCTGTTGATCATTATCTTGGTAATCCACTACTAAAAAAAGCAAATACAACTCAAGAATTTTCGCAAGATCAGGTTCTTGAATTTGCACGTTGTATCGATGATCCAGTATATTTTGCAGAAAATTATATACAGATTGTTACCCTAGATTATGGTCTGAAGAATTTTGAACCATATGAATTTCAAAAGGTTATGTTGGATCGATTCCATCATAATCGATTCAATGTATGTAAACTTCCCAGACAATCTGGTAAGTCTACTATTGTTGTGTCTTATCTTCTTCATTATGCACTTTTTAATGACAACGTAAATATTGCAATTCTTGCAAACAAAGCAGCAACTGCTAGAGATTTGCTTGATCGTCTACAAACTGCATACGAAAATCTTCCTAAGTGGTTGCAGCAAGGAGTATTGACATGGAACAAAGCATCTCTTGAATTGGAGAATGGGTCGAAAATTATTGCAGCATCTACATCCGCATCTGCAGTTCGTGGTGGATCATACAATATCATCTTCCTTGATGAGTTTGCGTTCGTTGCAAATCATATAGCAGACCAATTCTTTAGTTCAGTATATCCCACAATTTCTTCAGGTCAAAATACTAAAGTTATTATCGTGAGTACACCTCATGGTATGAATCACTTTTATAAAATTTGGCATGACGCAGAACGTAGTAAGAACGAATATATTCCAACAGAAGTTCATTGGAGTGATGTACCAGGAAGAGATGCTGAGTGGAAAAGGCAAACAATTGCAAACACATCAGAACAACAGTTTAAAGTTGAGTTTGAATGCGAATTTCTTGGATCTGTCGATACTCTAATTTCGCCAAGTAAACTTAGAACGATGGTATATGAACAACCATCAATAACACACCAAGGGTTAGATGTATTTACTGATGTAAAATCTGAGAACAATTATGTAATTACAGTTGACGTTGCCAGAGGAGTTGGTGGAGACTATTCTGCATTTACTGTTATTGACATTACAACATTTCCACATCAATTAGTATGTAAGTATAAGAATAATGAAATCAAACCGATGCTATTTCCAAGCATCATTAAAGAAGTAGCAGATAATTATAATAAAGCATATGTATTATGTGAAGTAAATGATGTAGGTGATCAAGTTGCTGCAATTTTGAATTTTGATTTGGAATATGAAAATGTTTTAATGTGTTCTATGAGAGGTAGAGCAGGACAAATTGTTGGGCAAGGATTCTCTGGCAAAAAGACACAACTTGGTGTCAAGATGTCTAAAACAGTCAAAAAGGTTGGATGTTTAAATCTAAAGACCTTAATTGAAGAGGATAAATTAATCTTCAAAGATTATGATGTGATTGCTGAACTTACTACATTTATTCAAAAGCATAACTCATTTGAGGCAGAGGATGGTTGTAATGATGACTTAGCAATGTGTCTCGTCATCTATGCCTGGTTAGTTCAACAAGATTACTTTAAAGAATTGACCGATCAAGATGTTCGTAAACGTCTATATGAAGAGCAGAAAAATCAAATAGAACAAGATATGGCACCATTTGGGTTTATTGAAGATGGTTTAGATTCTACATCTTTTGTAGATGTAGATGGAGATCGTTGGCATACTGACGAATATGGTGATATGTCATACATGTGGGACTACGGTTAATGGATTTAGATGGGCAATTAAAACTGGGGCATTTATTATTATATGATAGAAAATGTAGAACTTGTAGTGAAACAAAAAATTTAGTTGAGGGATTTTATAGAACCAGAAAAGATAGAGGAGCAGTAGCATCTTCATATTCTTATGAGTGCAAAGAATGCACAAAAAAGAGAGTGTGTAAAGGAAAAACTAATGATTCTACAAAGTGGAATTACCCAGACTGGTAGTTCACGTCACAATTCCCCCGTGAAAAGTCACTTTTTAATAAATATTTTCAGATAAACTGAGACTAACAAGGAGACAGAATCCATGGCGACTCCTCAATTATCTCCTGGTGTATTAACTAGAGAGGTTGATTTAACCGTAGGAAGAGCTGAAAACGTTCTTGATAACATTGGAGCAATTGCGGGTCCATTTGAGATTGGACCTGTCAACGAACCTACTACGGTATCTACAGAGCAAGAGCTTATTAACGTTTTTGGGCAACCAAGATCTTCAGATCAACACTACGAGTATTGGATGAGTGCCTCATCCTTCTTATCTTATGGTGGTGTGATGAAAGTTGTCCGTGTAGACGGAGAATCACTTAAGAACGCAAATGCAGGTTCTCTGATAGCAAGCAGAGATATCAAGATTAAAAACTACGACGATTACCAAGCAAACCATACCGACGCTCCCAACTGGCTTTATGCCGCTAAGAACCCTGGAGAGTGGGGCAACGATCTTAAAGTTTGCTACATTGATAACTTCGGTGATCAGGTTCTGGGTATTGGAACCACTTCAGCTACCGCTCTTGGTGCTGCTGTTGGATATGGTGTTACCGTAGATATTAGTGGTGCTGTTATTCCAGGTGTTGGACGCACAACACCATTTACGGGATATCTTAAGGGAATCATCACTCAAGTAATTGATGGTGGTATTATCGATACTAGTGCGATTGTCGTTAAAATTGAGTCTAGAGTTGCTACTGGTGGAACTCAAATTGGACGAGAGACTAATGTCACCTATGCAGAAAATAGCACATATGCATCGTTCCTAAAAAATCAAAGACTAACGTTTATTGATTCTAACGATTTAGTAACTTCACCTAAAGACTCTATTGATACTGTAGGTATTACAACGTCTACAGCAATAAACGGTCAACAAGGACAAGTTTATACTGGTGTTGCTGGTACTTCTTCAGCAAGTGGAAGTAATGCAACATTTACAATCACCAGAAACAATACTGACGGCAATGTTGCCAGCACAGTGATTGTTAATGCTGGTGCAGGATATACTGTTGGAGAGACTGTATCTATCGGTGGTTCCATTGTTGGTGGTTTTGACCTTTATCAAGGTGCTATCGCTGAGAAGAGTGGACTCACAACTTCAACTAGCGTTCCTGCTGCATCTAACGGAATCTATCTGAACGTTGCAGGCGTAAGTACTGTTGGTACTGGCGTAACATTAAACGTTTACAGAGATGGAACTGGCGGAATTGGAACCGTCACAATGACCTCTGCTGGTCTTGGATATGCTACTGGTACTGTAATCACACTTCCAGGAAACCTGGTTGGTGGTGTAACTCCTGGAGACGATGCTCAATTTAGCGTAGTCACTCTGAGAGATGACCAAGTTATATTAAATATTGCTGAAAGCAACTCTAGAGTTGTAGTCGCTGGTGTTGATGACTGGTACAATTCTCGTACACTTGGTCTTGACAACTCCACTATCTTCTGGAGAACGATTGCCCCTAAACCAGGCACATCATCATATGCTTCTGAAAGAGGTGGATTTAACGACGAAATGCATGTCGTTGTTGTAGATGATAGTGGAAAGATTACTGGCGTCCGAGGAAATATCCTTGAGAAGCATACTTTCCTATCTAAAGCACAAGACTCTGTATCTGCTGTAAATTCTCCACAGAAGACATTCTACAAGCAGTTCATTGCAAACTTCTCGCAGTACATTTATGCGGGAACAAACCAAAGTACTCAGAATGACATATTCAACGGTACTTCACCAACGAGTATTAAGCATAGAGCAAAAGCTACACAGGTTTGGTCTAGTGGAGATGGAGACATTGAAACCTCATTCGCGGTTGAAGATGCTATCAACAACCAACAGTGGGATAGAAATGCTGCAGGAGCTATCTTTAGTTCTATTGGTTCTAAGACATACACCTTGGTAGCAGGTAGAGATTATGGTGGCGAGGTAAACACCTCTTCCATGAAGACTGATCTTGGTTCAATTATTGCTGGTTACGAACTCTTCAATAATAAAGAAGACGTTGCAGTTGACTACTTAATCATGGGTCCTGGAATGGATACTCTGAATGATAGTCAAGCAAAAGCAAACAAACTAATCTCTATCGCTGATGGTAGAAAGGATTGTGTTGCATGTATCGGTCCTCACAGATTTGGAATTGTAGACATTACAAATCCAGTTACTCAAACTCAAAATCTTCTTGAGTACTTCGGTCCACTCTCTTCATCTTCTTATGCAGTCTTTGATAGTGGATATAAGTACACTTATGATAGATTCAACAATCAATTCCGTTACATCCCATGCAACGGCGATATTGCTGGTCTGATGTGTCGCACTAACCTTGTTGCTTACCCATGGTTCTCACCTGCAGGTCAACAAAGAGGTGTAATCAAGAATGCAATTAAACTTGCATTTAACCCAAATAAAACTCAGAGAGATTCTTTATATTCTGCAAGAATCAACTCTGTTGTCAATCAATCTGGCGCTGGCGTAATTCTCTTCGGAGATAAGACAGCACTATCATTTGCATCTGCATTCGATAGAATTAACGTTCGTCGCCTGTTCTTAACAGTAGAACAAGCATTGCAGAAAGCAGCAGAAGCACAACTATTTGAGTTCAACGATCAAATTACAAGAACCAACTTCGTAAACATTGTTGAACCCTATCTCCGCGATATTCAAGCAAAGCGTGGAGTATATGACTATCTCGTCATTTGCGACGAGACAAATAATACGCCCGACATCATTGACAACAACGAATTTAGAGCAGACATCTTCCTGAAGCCTGCTAAGTCAATTAATTACGTGACTCTAACATTCGTTGCAACGAGAACTGGCGTCTCGTTTGAAGAAGTCGCTGGTAGAGTTTGATCACCAGTTCTAATTAAATAAACACGGAGGAATCACCCCAATGTCACGCACAATTAAAACTATCTCCGACTTCAAAGCTAAATTACAAGGCGGAGCAGCAAGACCAAACTTATTTGAAGTAAGTATCCCATCCTTCCCTGACTTTGTTCAGGGTTGGGATGATGATACCTTCAACTTTATGTGCAAATCTGCAGCATTGCCTGCATCTAATGTTGCACAAATTGACGTTCCATTTAGAGGACGTGTTCTCAAAATTGCTGGAGACAGAACTTTTGATGTCTGGACTGTTACAGTCATCAACGATGAAGACTTCAAATTAAGAACATCCTTTGAAGAATGGATGAACCACATCAGTAAACTGGATAATGCCACTGGCGCTACCAGTCCATCTTCTTACATGGTTGACGCATATGTCCACCAAATGGGTAGAGGTGAGCAAAGATTCTCTACAGAGAATACTGTTGCAGACACTCATATCCCACTAAGAACCTATAGATTCTACGACATCTTCCCAACTAATATCTCTCAGATTGATCTTTCTTACGATACATCTGACAGTATTGAGGATTATACCGTTGACTTCCAAGTTCAATACTGGGCAGCAGATGGTGGTAGAGATCAAACTGGTCGTGCAATAAGTTAATAAATAGTACATAGTTCACGATCCTAAATTATAATGGCCAAGTTATTTGGATTCTCGATAGAGGATAATGATGAAAAGAAACCCAAGGGTGCTGTGGTTTCCCCCGTTCCTCAAAACAATGAGGACGGGGTTGACCATTATTTAACCAGTGGGTTTTTTGGGTCTTATGTTGACATTGAAGGTGTATATAGATCAGAGTATGATCTAATTAGAAGATATAGAGATATGGCACTGCATCCAGAAGTGGATGGTGCAATTGAAGATATTGTCAATGAAGCAATTGTAAGCGATACCAACGACAGTCCAGTTGAGATTGAACTTTCAAACGTCAATGTCACTGATGGTCTAAAGAAAAAAATCAGAGAAGAATTTAAGCATATTCTTGAATTGCTAGACTTTGATAAAAAGTGTCATGAGATCTACAGGAACTGGTACGTAGATGGAAGACTTTATTATCATAAAGTAATAGACTTAAAGAATCCTCAAGATGGTATTCAAGAGTTAAGATATATTGATGCGTTAAAAATGAAGTTTGTCCGTCAAGCGGGCAAAAAGAATACTGATAGAAATCAAGTAAGATTTAATCCAAACGGAGAAAAGGATCCTAAAGATACTGGATTCCCAGAAATTCAAGAATATTTTGTTTACAACCCAAAGTCTGCACAGGTAGGAAATCTTGCTGCTAGAGGTGGTGGAAACTCTGCAACTGAGGGTGTAAAATTCTCAAAAGATTCTATTGCATATTGCACCTCTGGTTTAGTAGATCGTAATAAAAATCTTACACTCTCATATCTTCACAAAGCAATCAAGGCACTCAATCAACTGAGAATGATTGAAGATTCGCTGGTTATCTATAGAATGTCACGCGCTCCTGAGCGTAGAATTTTCTATATTGATGTTGGTAATCTTCCTAAGATGAAAGCAGAGCAATATCTGCGTGATGTTATGATGCGTTATCGTAATAAACTAGTTTATGATGCTTCGACAGGAGAGATCAGAGACGATAAGAAGCATATGAGTATGCTTGAGGATTTCTGGTTGCCACGTCGCGAAGGTGGTAGAGGAACTGAGATCACAACTCTTCCAGGTGGACAAAATCTTGGAGAACTTTCAGATATCAAGTACTTCCAAGAAAAACTATATCGCGCACTAAATGTACCATCATCTAGAATTGGTGGACAAGAGGGATTCAATCTTGGTCGTTCTTCTGAAATATTAAGAGATGAGTTGAAGTTTACTAAGTTTGTTGGAAGATTGAGAAAGAGATTCTCAAATATGTTCAACGACATGTTGAGAACTCAATTACTTCTCAAAAATATTGTCAGTATTGAAGATTGGGAAACTATCTCTGAGCATGTTCAATACGACTTCCTGTATGACAACCACTTCTCTGAACTGAAAGATGCAGAGTTGATGACTGAGAGACTTAATATTGCTGCCACTGCAGAACCTTACATTGGTAAGTATTACTCTCAAGATTACGTTCGCCGTAAGATTCTTCGTCAGACAGATGAAGAAATTATCGAACAGGATAAGTTGATCAAAAAAGAAATTTCGGCAGGAATTATACCTGATCCAAATGCACCAATTGATCCCGCAACTGGAGAACCACTTCCCACTAATGGAAATGATTTAGGAGCACCAATTGATGAACCAGATCTTGATGGTGCAAAAGATGGTGGAAGTACTGAGGCACCAGAGATAGTTTAATTATGAATTCGTATCATAGATTTTTAGACATTAGTGACTATGTTCCTAATGTCGATACATCGCAGTACGATGTTGATAACATTCATTGGCCTGAATTTCATAAAACATTCGATTTGAAGGAATTGGGTAATAATAAGATTGAACCCTGGTTAAACAGTATGGGGTTTACTTCTACCTGGATAGAATTTTTTTACACTCCTCCAGGAGAAGACGGAGTAATACACTCTGATAATGTATGGTATGCTGATTGGGCAAAATTAATCTTTCAATTTGGTGCTAAAGGAAGCACTATGAGATTTTGGGAATCAGATACTGTTTTAAGAATGAGTACTAGTGCTGAGCAGGTTAGTACCGATATACCAGAAAGAAGTGAATATAACGTAGGTGACAGAACTAATGATCACTATCATGGACAAGTTCTTGTAACAAGAGAAGAGTTTGCAGATCTAAAGTATGAGGTAGAGGTTGGAACTTGTAGTCTCGTTAATGTTGGTCCTCTACACAGTTCACATAATCCAACAAAAGAAGGTAGATTTTCTTTAACTATTGCTTTGATGGATAATACTACAAAGTATGAGAAGAGAATTTTATGGGATGAAGCACTAATAGCACTTAAACCTTACATAGTTGATTCTTCAATAGACCTTTGCGTCTCAAGATGAATACTGTATGTGGATCATTCCTATCAAATTCTTTAAATTCAGTGTCTACAATATAATTGTCATCTCCACATTTAAGTTTATATGGATACTTAGATTCTTCATCAAAGATAAATGCTCTTTGAAGGTTTAGTGTATCTTCATCAACCAAATCTAACTCAGATAAAATTTTAAATATACTTTCCTTATTCCTAAACATAAAAGCAAAACTTGCTGCATGCAGAGTATGTCCATGCTTGCCTTGATCTAGAATCTTGCCAGTCTTCATGTAATGGGATACTGATTTTTGAATTTCACCATAATGCTCTCCAATTACGCCAGTATCATTTCTTATATAATCAAATAGTTTGTCATAAAAAATTCTATACCCCACTCCTAAACTATTCAAATGTTTGGCAACAAGTTGAGTATATCCAGCAATGTGAAATTGAATGACTAACCACCCGTAAAGATATGCTTCAATAAGTTCATCATTAGTCATTGTATTAGTTTCTGAAATCAATTCAATGATTTCTTTAATGTCATAATCTTCTTTGCTAAATGACATATAATCTTCTGCTTTTATAGTTTTAATACCATAGACTTCCCTTGACAAAGAACTATTCAGATCAGTGTCGCCAAACATTTGGCAGAACCAAACATCAATAGAATCATGCTGACCACATTGAAGAATTTGTGCAAATCCGTCTTTCCAAGAATCTAAGGTTTCTTCTGGAAGTCCAAGTATTAGTTCAGTGTATGTTTTAACGCCATATTTTTTACTCTTCTCAATCTGTTCTGATATTTTATTGATACTCATATTCTTTCTCTTAATAGATTTAAGAGTTGGTTCATTCATACTTTGAACACTAAGAGTCACACCTCTACTAATATCACCTAGAATTTGAGCGATCTCAAAAATAACTTCTGTTGAGTTCTTTGAATACTGAACATTAATTGCTTCTAGTTTACCTCGATCTGCTGCAGCACGAAATAGTTTGGCAATCTCAAGATCCCGCTCTTTAAACATACCAAAGTTTGCATCGGCATTAAATATAAATCCAACATTATTTCTTTCTGCCCAATTAATGTCTTGCTCAACTCTTTCTAAACCAAAGTGTTTAACTTTTTGATATGTCATCCCACCCCAGTCACAATAAGTACATCTATGAGGACATCCCCTATTTGTCTCCACGGTCATGGACCAAAGAACATCAGGATTCTCTTCAACAATTTTATTAAAAATACCTAATTGATATGGGCTCGGAAAATCAAGATCTTCAATTCTTTCTTTGCGATATATCCTATCATAAGGTTCACTCATAATTATCTTCCTAAGAAAATCTAAGAATGATTGTTCTCCTTCAGATATAATAATGCAGTCAATAAAATCATACTTTGCAAGTTTCTCGGTTGCTTGAGGTCCACCAAATTCTATAACACAGTACGGATACCTTTCTTTTATAAGTTTAGCAACATGTAGATTATATTGTTCATTCCAAATATATGTACTGAATGCACATACTTTTGGATCTTCTAGTCTGTTTACTAACTCTTCAGGATCTTCTCTTTTAAATATGAGATCCTTTAAATGAAAACCACTAGAAACGTCACCATATTGTAGACAATATGCCCAGAGACAACCGACACTGTAAGGCAACCAATACGTGTCTTCCTTTCTAACTTCTACCGCATACTGCGGTTGGAACATGTATAGGTTTCTCATAAAAATTTAACTTTATTCTTCAAAAGATTTTTTCTTTTTAGTGTCCAGATATCATTACGGTCTTCTTCTAGTCTAGCATTAGTTATCAAATAATCATCCACAATTTTAGGATAGTTATCCTCTGGGTTATATATGTAGTTTCTCTGAAGTTGATATATGTCTTCAGGTATCTCCATTCCACATCCCTCCTTTGCAAAGTATATTGCCAGATCTTTATTTGACCAAAAGAAGTCAAAGTCTGTACCCATACTAAGTTCAAGCGTATGACCAGTATCTTTGCTGGATATAATTTTCCCCGAAGTTAGATATTCAGTTATCCTTTCTTTTAATTGTCTAAAGTAATTGCCAAATATAGTTTTATCGTTATTTACATGTAAGTATAAGTTATCATAGAATTTACGATAACTTATGTCAAATGTTCTATGAAGATAATTTGATAATACCTCAGAATAACCGTTGATGTGAAATTGAATTATTAACCAAGAATACAAATATGCTTCAATCATTTGTTCAGTTGACATTGAGTTTGTCTTATTAACAATTTCAACAATCTCCTTTACAGTATCCTTTTTGTTTGTAAAAGATACATAATCTTCTGCATTAACTACTGTAATACCATACTTATCTCTATTCATATTTAATTCAGTATTACCAAATACTTGACAAAACCAAACATCAATACTGTCTTGCCCATGATCAAGTAGAGTACAAATTCCTGTTTTCCAAGACTCTAGTGTTTCTTCTGGTAATCCTAAGATCAGTTCTGTATATACATTGAGATTTCTATCTCTTGCCTTCTTTACAAATTCTGCATTTTTTACATTGTTCTGTCTTTTGATTGCACGTAGTGTAGGACCATTCATTGACTGAACACTCATACTAACCCCACGCCGATCATACGGACCAAGTGCCTCACTAATATCAAAGACAACATCAGTTGCATTCTTTGTATATTGAACTGTTAGATCATCAATAATTGCATCTGGATGATCCGCCGCTTTTCTCAACATCTTTGCAATTTTTAAATCGCGTTCAGCAAAAATTCCAAAATTAGCATCAGCAAGCATCAAAAATCCAACACGATTTGTGGACATCCAGTTAATATCTTTCTCTACTTGATCAACATCAAATTTTTTTATTTTCTTCATCCATGTTCCCCAATCACAAAAAGTGCAATGGTGTGGACATCCCCTAGTGGTCTCAACTAAAGTTGCCCAAACATATTCTGGATATTTACTCACAAGATCATCAAAGACTCCAGAAGTGTATGGACTAGTATAATGAAGTTCTTCTAGTTGAACTCGTTCATATATTGATTGTATTGGTTTTGAATTTTTTACTCTATCAAGTAGATCTACAAAATCTCTCTCACCCTCACCAAGAATAACACAATCAACATAATCCAATTCAACTAATTTTCTAGTAGTTTGAGGTCCACCAAATTCTATAATGCAATTTGGATATTTGCGTTTAATTTCTTGTGCTAACTTTAAATTGTATTGTTCGTTCCAAATATATGTACTAAATGCACAAACGTCTGGATCTTTTATTACTTTAAGGACATCTTCAATACTATCTCTTTTAAAGATAAGTCCACCTAATTTATAACCATCTACGTTATCCTTTACATAACTCCATAAACATCCTATGGCATAGGGTAACCAATAATTCTTTACATCTTTAATTATAATCTCGTGTTGTGGTTGGAACAGATACAGGGTTTTCATGGTATGCGTTTCCAACTTTATTTGCTTCTTCATAGAAATATTTATCCGACCATCTTGACGTGTCTCTTTGCATCAGAATATCGTTATCCTTTCCAAATGTAAATAACTCATCTAAAGAAAATTTATCTGAGTCATTTCTCCACCATTCATGATATGCCTCTATACATTTTACAAAACTAATTTTTGGTTCCCATTGCAATTCACCATATGGTCCTTGATGACTTATACCTGCAAGATATGGATTTATTGGAATTATTGGAATCGAATATGATTTACCTGCTTGGTTTATATAATAATCTGGACCCCCAGAGGTATTTGAATAATCCTTATCATCATGTATACCAGATTCTCTATTCAAGTAAATTGCATTTGCTATAGTATAGTCAAATTTAAATTTATCATCGCGATAATGTAGACTAACTAATTTATCAACATATGATCTATGTAGAAGTGAAGCACCTAAAGAATATTCTGGTTGTGTTGGATGTAAGTAGAATGGAATTATATCAGTAGTTTCAAATCCAAGTTGAATACAATCCCAGTCATAGGGAAGTCTGTTAATAAATTCATCCCAATTAAATTTACATTTTGGAAGTAGAGACAAATCATAATCATCTTCCATCAATATTAAGTATGGATCATCTGTGGTTCTCATCCACTCGTCCATAAATTCAAATAGTTGGGAACCGTATAAATTTATCCAATGTGACGTTGAGGGTCCATAGTTACCATCTAAACGATCTAGAAACTCTTGCGGAACTTGCTTAGGAAAAGATGGCATGTTAATCCGTTCATATGAAATTCCCATAGATTTAAACTGAGATTCCATATATTCTTTACGGTCTTTTTTTCTATCTACATTTGTATAATAAACAGTGGGTAAGTTTAACATCTAAATAACTAGGTATTTCTATTTAAGGAGAACAATGGATCAAGATCTTTTGGATATGATCATCAGCGACGAGTCTTCATCTAACGTCTCTGATAAAATTAAAGAAATTCTTTATACAAAATCTGCTGGAAAAGTAGAGGGTATGAGACCTGAAATCAATAATAGCATGCTTAGCGTAGATTCGGAAGACTCTGACGAAGAGTGAGTATTATAAATAACTAAATAACCAATCAATGAACAGATGAAACTCATAAGGGAAGAAATTGAGAAGGTAGAAGTTCTCACTGAAACTGTTAATGGTAAAAAGAACATGTTCATTAAGGGCGTGTTTCTTCAAAGTGAAATGGTCAACCGTAATGGGCGGATGTACCCCTTTCCAATTATGGAAAGAGAAGTGAAAAGATATACCAAAGACTATGTTGATAAGGGCAGAGCTCTTGGTGAACTTGGACATCCTGATGGTCCCACGGTAAACCTCGATAGAGTTTCTCATAAAATTACTGAACTAAGACAGAACGGTAATAACTTTATTGGTAAAGCACAGATTCTTCATACCCCAATGGGTAAAATTGCAGAGGCACTCCTTAAAGATGGAGTAACCCTTGGTGTTTCTTCGCGTGGCATTGGATCTCTAAGAGATAATGCAAAATCTGGTTATAAAGAAGTTGGTGAAGATTTCATGTTAGCAACTGCTGCTGATATTGTTGCAGATCCATCTGCACCTGATGCTTTTGTTCAGGGAATCATGGAAGGTAAAGAATGGGTTTGGGATGGTGGAGTTCTACGCGAACATCTTGCAAGACAAACTCGTCAAAGGATTGAAGCTGCTTCAGCAAGCAGAGTTTTAGAAGAGAAGAAGTTGGGTTTATTTGACGACTTCTTAAATTCTCTTTGAACTAGACGCTATATATGTAACGTAACTGTTCAAAATACTAAATAAATATAGATTAAATTACAAAGGTTAATCGGAGAGTCTCAAATGTCTAGTGACAACAAATTACATGAAATGGAAGCGGGCACAACTCAATCCAAGACCGCTGTCAATGCTGGTGCAAAGGCAGGGGATCCCATGGCAAAACTTGCTCCTGGTGCAGTAGCAGGTCAAACTGGATCCTACGAAGATCTTGGTGGTCCTACTCCAGACAACTATAAGTCGGACGACGACTCAGCTAAGCTTAAAACACCTGGCGCAACCCTTAAGCAAGTTAAGGATGTTGTAAACAAAGGTGCTAAAGCCGCTGATGCAATGAAGGGGATGAAGGAAGAAGAAGAACTCGACTCTGAAGAGGTAATCGAAGAGGGTGAGGACGCTCCTGAAGAGGAAGTCGTTGCTGAAGAAGAGTCTTCTGAAGAAGAAGTTGTATCTGAAGAAGAAGAAGCTTCTGAAGAAGTTGTCGCTGAGGCAGATGAGGTTCAAGAGGAAGAGTTTGATGTCTCTGAAGATGTCGATGCTCTCCTCGCAGGTGAAGAGCTCTCGGAAGAATTCCAAGAGAAAGCTCGCACCATCTTTGAAGCAGCATTGCGTTCCAAGGTCGATCAGATCAAGGAAGGCATCACCGCTGCTTATAATGAAGCATACGAGGAACGCCTCGTAGAAGAAGTCAATGAGATCAAGAGTGCTCTTGAAGAAAGAGTAGACTCTTATCTTGAGTATGTTGCCGATGAATGGGTAACAGAAAATAGACTTGCCATCGAAAGTGGTCTCAAGTCGGAAATGACAGAATCCTTCATGTCTGGCATGAAGAGTCTTTTTGAAGAACATTATGTATCTGTACCTGAAGAAAAATATGATGTGCTTGAGAGCATGGTAGAAAAACTTGATGAAATGGAGACAAAACTCAACGAGCAAATTGAGAAGAATATCACACTCAACTCCCGACTTTCTGAGTCGGTTGCTGATGGTATCTTTGATGAAGTAGCTGAAGGTCTTGCCCTCAGTCAAAAAGAGAAGCTCGCCTCACTTGCCGAAAGTGTGGAGTTTGAAAGTGGCGAAAAGTATCGTGAGAAACTGGGGATGCTGAAGGAGTCTTACTTCTCAGCGCAGAAAACTCCAAAAGCACAGACCGAGAATCTGTCTGAGGAAGTAGACATTGATGCAGCAGGTAATACTCCTGACTACATGAATAACTATCTCAGAACACTTGGTGCTGTTAGCAAAAAGTGAATTCTTAATTATTAATCAAACAAAACTAAACTAAGGTAAAAAGCAAATGTTCCAATCTGAGCATCTGCAGGAAAAGTGGGCACCACTTCTCGACTATGACGGTCTTGATCCTATCAAAGATAACCATAGAAGAGCGGTAACCGCCGTCCTGTTAGAAAACCAAGAAAAGTTCCTCCGCGAACAACAAGCATTCCAAGGCGGAATCCTGAATGAAACCCCAACCATGGGCGCTAATGCCGCTGGTGCTGGTGGTGGATTTGGTGGAGACGCTGCAGCAGGTGGTCCTGTTGCTGGTTTCGACCCCGTTCTGATCTCCTTGATCAGACGCTCTATGCCTAACCTGGTCGCATATGACCTCGCAGGCGTACAACCAATGAGTGGTCCTACTGGACTCATCTTTGCAATGCGTTCCCGCTATACCAATCAAAGCGGATCCGAGTCCTTCTACAACGAAGTTGATACTGCATTCTCTGGTCAAGGCGATGGTCTTGATGAGGACGCTGGATTCTCTGATGGCGTTGCAGGTATGGGTACTACCAGCCAGTCTGGTTCTAACCCTGGTCTCCTGAACCCCGTTGGTACTGCAGTTTCTACCTCCTACAACGTAGGTCAAGGTATGAAGACTGGCGATGCTGAGAACCTGGGCAATGGCTCTGGTAATCAGTTCAACGAGATGGCATTCTCTATCGAGAAAGTTCTTGTTGAAGCCAAGTCAAGAGCACTGAAGGCAGAATACAGCCTTGAGCTTGCACAAGACCTTAAGGCAATCCATGGTCTGAAC